CACCTAAAAGAACAGCTGATAGGAAAGGTGAAATTGATGATATTTATGTGAGCACAAAAGGATTAGCTCGTCAATTAGATTTACCAATTTGGAGTGTATCTCAAGTTAATAGAGCTGGTGCTAAAGATAATATTATAGAAGGAGATAAGGCAGCAGGAAGTTATGACAAAATCATGATTACGGATTTTTGTTTATCACTATCCCGAAAGAAAGAAGATAAAGTAAATGGTACAGGTAGATTCCATATTATGAAAAACAGATATGGAATGGATGGCCTTACATTTGGAGTTAAAGCAGATACATCTATGGGTAAATTTTTAGTGGAAGATTATAATGAAGCTGAATTTGGACCTGATGAAAATGCTTCTAAACCTGATGGAAATGGTTTAGATAACTTTGATAAGAAAATGCTAAAAAACAAATTTTTTGAACTAAACTCTTAATTATTAAAAACTAACAAATGTCATTACTAGAAGAAAGAATTGTATACAAACCATTTGAATATCCCCAAGCACACGATTACTGGATGAAACAACAACAAGCACATTGGTTACACACAGAAGTACCTATGATGTCTGATGTTAATGATTGGAAGCAGAATTTAACAGAAACTGAGAAAAATATTATTGGGTCTATTCTTAAAGGATTTGCACAAACTGAAACTGTAGTAAATGATTATTGGTCTACTCTTGTAACAAGTTGGTTTAGAAAGCCTGAAATAATTAAAATGGCTGTAACATTTGGAGCATTTGAAACTATACATGCTGAAGCATATTCATTATTAAATGAAGAATTAGGTTTAGATAATTTTGCTGAGTTTTTAGAAGATGAAACAACAATGGCTAAAATTGAGACTTTAATGGAAGTTAGAGATTCTCATGAAGAACCTAATTGGCATGAAAGAGCAAAATCACTAGCTGTATTTTCAGCATTTACTGAGGGTGTTAACTTATTTAGTTCATTTGCAGTTTTATTATCATTTAAAATGAGAAATAAACTTAAAGGTGTAGGACAAATAGTTGAATGGAGTATTAGAGATGAATCATTACACTCAGAAGCGGGTTGTTGGTTATTTAGACAATTACTTAAAGAATACCCAGAATATAACACTTCAAAATTAAGAGAAGATATTGAGGAAGCTGCTCGTTTATCATTAAAATTAGAGTTAGATTTCATTGATAAAGTATATGAAATGGGTGAATTAGAGGGATGTTCTCAATATGAGTTAGTTAATTTTATTAAGCATAGAACTAATACTAAAATGGGTGATTTAGGATATGATCCTATTATAGAAGGAATTGATATGGAAGCAGTTAGAAGTATGAGTTGGTTTGACAGTTTATCAGGTGGAAAACAACACACTGACTTTTTCGCAAATAGAGTAACAAATTATTCAAAAGGTGTTCAAAATTGGGACGCAGCAGATTTATTTTAAGACATGGATAACAATTTAATTTCAAATACAGAAGAGTGGGTTAAGGGTAAAGACTATCCTGAATGGATGGATGAAATTTCATTATCAACAATATCAAAAGGATATCTATTACCTGGTGAAACACCTAAAAAAGCATACAAACGTGTAAGTGAAGCCGTAGCTATAAGGTTGAAAAAACCTGAAATGGCTAAAGACTTTTTCAATATAATTTGGAAAGGATGGTTGGGTTTAGCTTCACCTGTTATTTCAAATATGGGTACTGATAGAGGTTTACCAATCAGTTGTTTTGGAGTAGATACACCAGATTCAATCAGAGGAATTGGATTAACAAATGCTGAGTTGATGAAATTAACAGCATCAGGAGGTGGAGTAGGAATTAGTGTATCAAGAATTAGACAACGTGGTGAAGAAATTTCAGGTAATGGTAAATCTGAAGGTGTAGTTCCTTGGTGTAAAATTTATGATTCTGCAATAATAGCTACAAATCAGGGTAATGTGCGTAGAGGAGCTGCTAGTGTGAATTTAGACATAGAACACGGGGATATAGAAGAATTTTTACAAATTAGACGACCTAAAGGTGATCCTAATAGACAATGTCTAAACTTACATCAATGTGTAGTTGTAGGTGATTCATTTATGAGAAAACTAGAAAATAGAGATCAAGAAGCAATGCAAACATGGGCTACTGTTCTTAAATCTAGAATGGAAACAGGTGAACCATATATCATGTATAAGGATAATGTTAATAAAAACAATCCAATTGCATATAGAATGAATAACCTGGATGTAAGTATGACTAATATATGTTCAGAAATTACATTATTTACAGATGAAGAACACAGTTTTATTTGTTGTTTAAGTTCAATGAATCTAGCTAAATATGATGAATGGAAAAATACAAATGCTGTAGAATTAGCAACATGGTTCTTAGATGGTGTAATGCAGGAATTTATTGATAAAACTAAAGGTAGAGAGTCATTCAAGCGTACAAATGCTCATGCTACTAAAGGTAGAGCATTAGGTTTAGGAGTAATGGGTTGGCATACATTTTTGCAACAAAAAGGATTACCATTTAACTCAATAGCATCTACTGCTTGGACTCACAATATATTTAGTGATATTAGAAATAAAGCTGAAAAAGCAAGTAGAGATTTAGCTATAGAATATGGGGAACCTTTATGGTGTAGAGGAACAGGAATGAGAAATACCCACTTAATGGCAGTAGCACCTACAATATCTAATTCAGTTATTTGTGGAGGTATTAGTGCAGGAATTGAACCCCTACCAGCTAATATTTATACTTTTAATGGTGCTAAAGGAACATTTATTAGAAAAAATAAAGTATTACAAGCATTATTAGCTGAGAAAGGAGAAGATAAGAATAAATGGTGGGATCAAATGCTTCAAGATGGAGGATCAGTTCAAAATTTACCCAACCATATTTTAACAGAAGATGAAAAAGAATTATTCTTAACATTCTCAGAAATTAACCAATTAGAATTAGTTAGACAAGCAGCTATTAGACAACGCTATATAGACCAAACACAATCACTTAACTTGTCATTTGATCCTAGTGATTCACCTAAGTGGATTAATCAAGTACACTTTGAAGGTTGGAAATTAGGTATTAAAACCCTTTATTACTTAAGAACTGATAGTGTAATAAAAGGTGATTTAGGAAGTAGAATGGCAGATTGTGTGGCATGTGATGGTTAACGAGTCAATTGATTTAATGTTATTTATATGAGGAGTGCGTGAGTGCTCCTCTTTTTTATATTTATAACAAAAATATAAATGAATCTTTCTAAGAACTTATCAGTTAGAGAATTTACAAAATCCAATACAGCTGAAAGAAGAGGTATTGATAATTCTATTCCAAAAAAGTATTGGTTATCTGCTAAAGCTTTAGCTGAAAATATATTTCAACCTATTAGAGAGCATTTTGGTACTCCAATTTATATTTCATCAGGTTTTAGAAGCGAGGCATTAAATGAGGCAATAGGAGGATCAAAAACATCCCAGCACTCTAAAGGGGAAGCAATAGATATTGACATGGATCATAGAAATGGTCCTACTAATGCAGAAGTATTTTATTACATTAAAGATAATTTACCATTTGATCAATTAATTTGGGAATTTGGTGATGAAGATAACCCAAGTTGGGTACACGTTTCATATAACCCTGATGGAGAACAAAGGGGTAAAATACTAGTCGCTTATAAAAGTAATGGTAAAACCAAATATAAATTTTGGGACCGTTAAAAGTTAAATTAATTTGTTTTATTAATTTAAATAAAAACATTTAATAAGTGGAAAGTAAAATAGAAATGTTAAAATTAACCTCAATTCAACTTTGTTTAGCAGTTAGTACTGCTTTTGGTTTTATTTGCACTTACTTTTTAAACCTTACAACAACACATTCTGAACAATATATAGCAGTTATAGGTGTTTTATCCCTAGATGGTATATTTGGCATCATAGCAGGGATTAAACGTGAAGGATTTAAAACATATAAAGCCCTCAAAGTATTAAAATCAATAATAACCTGGATATTGTTACTAACAGGTATTTTAATGATAGAACAAGGATTTACAGGTTTAGGATGGTTAAGTGAAACAATTATAGCTCCCTTTATTACTTTTCAACTTATTTCAGCTTTAAAAAATGCCTCAATGGCTGGTCTTATCAAAAATGAATTACTAAATATTATTTTAGATAAAATTGATAAACATAAAGGTGAAAGATTATGAAAAAATTATTAAATAGTATTACAGATACACGCATGGTGTATCTTTTAATGTCCCTTATACTACTATCAGGTTATTTTTTTAACTTATGGGAAGTAGTAGTTTTTGTAGCATTTATGTTAAATGTTGGTGTATGGACAGGTTTTTGCCCCTCAAAATGGTTTTTTAGCAAATGTGGCTTTAAAAAATCTGAATTATAAAAAATGAAAGCACTTTCAAGTCTATCATTAAACTCTAAAATATCATTAGGAGTTGCATTAGTTATTATGATAGCCTTTTTTATAGTACAAACTTGTATTGTATTTGGGTTATGTGAACCTTCTTTATCTTTAGCTAAATTTGGGTGGGGGTGTGTTGTATTTTTTATGCCTCCTTTTTTTAAAGTAGTATTAGAATTTACACAAAACATTACTTTAAAGGAAGCAAATATTAACATGCAGTTAAAAGCTATTGATAAATCTAATTTAGTGGTAATATTAGACATGCAAGGTTATATTTTAAAGGCAAATAATAAATTTTGTGATGTAATGAAGTGTGAAGAAAAAGAATTATTAAATCAACCCCATTATAAGATGGTTCCTGAAGATTATGCTAAAAGTAAAGAATATATAGAATTTTGGGAAACCCTTAAACAAGGAAAAAGTGTTAGTGGAGAATTTGAAAGAATATCTAAAAATGGGGATTCAGTATGGTTATTTGGAAATTATACCCCAATACAAAATAAAAATGGGGATTATACTAAAGTTTTAAAAATAGCAACAGATATTACAACCCAACATAAAGCAGAAATAATAGTAAACCAAAAAAATTCTTATCTAGAGCATGCTGCTAAAATTCTTAGACATGATATGCATTCAGGTATTAATACCTATATGCCCAGAGGTTTAAATTCTTTAAAGAGAAGATTAAAAAAAGATCAAATTAAAGAATTAAAAATTGATGCTCCTCTTAAAATGTTAGAAGAAGGTTTAAAACATACACAAAAAGTATATGCTGGGGTAAAAGAATTTACAAATTTAGTGAAGGAAGAAGTGCAATTAGATAAACAACCCCATAATTTAAAAGAAATTTTATCTAATTATTTATCATCAACATCATATGGGAAACAAGTTGCTATAGATGAATTACCTACAGTTGAAATTAATGAACCATTATTTTGTACAGCTATAGATAATCTTATTCGTAATGGTTTAAAATATAATGATAATTCTACAAAAATAGTTACTATTTATATGGAGAACGATTATACACTTTGTGTAGAAGATAATGGTAGGGGTATAACTCAGGAAGAATTTGTTGAATTATCCCAACCCTATACTAGAAAAGAAGGACAAAAAGAAGGAGGATCAGGACTAGGGTTAAATATTTGTATTGCCATTTTAAAAGAACATAATTTTGAAATTAAAGCAGAAAAAGTAAATCCAGGAACTAAATTAAAGATTAAAATAAAATAAAAAAATGATAAACTCTATCCTACTAATTGATGATGAGGATTTATTCCACCTAGTATTTGAAGATGCTTGTAGCATTTTAGATATAACTTTATCATTAGAGGCATTAAACTCAAGTGATGAGGCTGATAAGAAATTTAAAGAATGGTTTCCAGATGATCCAAATCAAGAACGTCCTGAATGTGTATTTGTTGATTTGAATATTATTGGGTCTTCTTTTAATGGAATTGAAATGGTAGATAAAATTAATAATGAATATGGGAATGGATGTGTAATTGGTATTATTTCTTCATCAGATGATCATCAAGAAATTGAAAAAGCTAAAGCAGTAGGGGCACAATTTTGGATTATTAAATCAGATGATATTGAACCTCGTTTAGAAGAATTTATGAAAGATTACGATGGATATCTTAATAAAACAAACCCATTTAAAATATATAAATGATAAAAAAACTAGGACATATATTAACTTATCATGATTCTGAACCTACTGAGGTTTTACAGGGATTGATCTGGTTTATATTTGCTCCTATGGTGTTAGAAGCAGAATTTTTTCCTAAATTTTGGTATTTAGCTATTATTAGTGTTATAATAGGTTTTGGAACCCTATACTCAGTTGTTTACCGTAGTTTAGAAACAAGAAGAAAATTTGCTTATAGTTATGGAGTTATTGCTATTATTTTTGTGCTAATTCATTTTTTCACTAATGCCCCTTCAACTCCTATGAATTGGGGGTGGATTGTAATAGCAATCAGTGCACTAAGTAACATTAGAAGAATCACTCATAAAATTAAATCTAAAAAATCTGAAGTAAAAGAAACAGATGTTTCTAAAATGTATAGAGAAGATTTAGAGAATAAAATTAAACAATTACAAAAAGAGAATTTTGATTTACGCTTTAAAAATATTGAGCTTCAGGATTCTAAAAAATAAATACAATGGAGGTTACAAAAGAAGTTAAAGAAGTATTATTATATTTTGCTAAGAATAAAAAAATATATTTAGAAGGAAATATTTTAAAAGTTCTTAAAGCAAATGGAGATACTGAGTTTCAAAAATATCTTGATACTTGTAAAGAAAAAGATACTACGTCACGCAAAAAAAGGTTAGAAGTAACTAAACAAGTCCAAAAACAAAATAAACAGTTAGTAACCCAACAGAAAGAAAAAGACTCTTTAATGGAAGAGCTTCAAACTGCTTTAGAAGAAGCTCGAGATGCAGAATGGGAATCTCAAAAATTGAGAGAAGAAGCTGAAAAAAGTAAAGACAAAGCATTAGAAGATCTTGAACTGATGCAGAAAAAAACTCAATTTGAGTTAATAGGTCGTATTGTAAAAGTTGCTTTATGGGTAATTTTAGGAGTAGGTTTAATTACTACACTTCTTTTTGCCTATACCTTGGTTTCTGGAGAAGAAAATCCTATATTAGAGTCTACTTGGTCAAATTTATTTGGCATACTATTAACTAACTCCTTTAGTATCATAGGTACTATTATGGGGGTTAAGTATGCTTCTAAAAATGAAAATTAACATGTTAAAGAAAATCCAAGAAAGGGTATTTCCCTTTATAATAGCTCTATCTGCTTTATCTGTATCTTTATCTGCAGCATTCTACTCAGTTACTGGTTTAAGTAAACTATTTGCTGGAGCATCATTAGAAGTAATGATTATGGCAGGTTCATTAGAGGCAGCAAAATTAGTAATTGCTTCTTTATTATATCAATATCGCAAAACTATACCAAAACTACTTAAAGGATATTTAACTACAGCAGCCCTAGTACTAATATTAATTACTAGTATGGGTATTTATGGTTTTTTATCTGCGGCTTATCAAGAAACAGCTAATAAATCAGGTACTGTAGATGCTCAAATAGCATTAGTAGAAACTAAAAGAGATAATATAAACAAACAATTAGAAGTTTATAATGCTGAAAAAGAAAGTATTGATGAAGCTGTAGCTAATTTAAGATCAGGTTTAGCTAATAATGTAATACAGTACAAAGACCCAGAAACTGGGGAATTAATAACAACTACTTCTAGTTCAACTCGTAGAGCATTAGAAAAACAATTAGATCAAGCTATAGATCGTCAAACTAATCTAAATTCTAAAGTAGATGATTTAAACACCCAGCTATTTGAATATGAAACCGAAATAGTAGAAATAAAATCTAGTAGTGATATAGCTGGAGAATTAGGCCCACTTAAATATCTATCAGGTTTAACGGGTTGGCCTATGGATAAAATTATAAACATTTTATTACTTACTATTATTTTTGTATTTGATCCATTAGCTATTGCACTTGTAGTTGCTGCTAACTTTGCTTTTGAACAATTACGTTCTAAACCTAGAAAAAACATTTATGGTGAAGATATACCTGAAGAAGAAGATGAAATAGATAATACTCCACCTCCCCCACCCACACCTAAAAATGTTATTGAAAAACCTAAAGTTATTGAACCACCTACTGAAGAAATTATAAAAGAAGAAGTTGAAGATTTTGATGATGAGGGTTATGTTATCCATGATGAAGAAAGTAAATTACTTGAATGGCAACTTGAAGAACAATTAAAATCAATTCCTAAAGTTAAAAAATATGGCCCTAAAGGATGGAAAACCATACAACAAAAATTAGAAAATCTTAGGAAAAAGAAAAAAGATGATGATGATCTAATAATAAGATATTAAATTAAGCTTGGCTTTTGCCAAGCTTTTTTTTATATTTACGTAAATAAAATAAAAGTTATGGTCTATAATCCACTATTCACAAGAGAAGAAATTGTACAAAAGTTATCCCATCTAAAAAAATTGAAATACAATCAATTTAGATGGTGGAGAATGTATGATAATCAAAACCCACCACTCCCCAATAGAGCACCTTTATTAGATAAAATCATGAATGGTGATTTTGACTACTCACACTACAAATACCAGGCAATGTTAGTTGAACATGATATAAATGAAAAGTCAGCTATTGCTATTGATGGTATTCATGAAAAAGAATTAACAAAAGTTGATAGAGCTCGTAGAAAACGTCTTTTAGAGGATTATGATAAAGATGAAACCAAAAAACTACAAATTATTAAATCTGAATTTTGTAAGGAATTTCATATAACAGAAGAAGAATATGAAAAAGAAGTAATTGAGTTTGGATATGATTTAAAAGATTTTTATATTTATTGCGAGCAGAAATTTGGGAAAAAGATCCGAATTTCTAGACGTGGTCGAAAACCTAAAAATATATAGAATGAAAGTTTCGCATGAAGTACCGTTATGTTTACTGGAAGAAAGTAAAAAATTTAATGACTATCAATATTTCCTCCCCCATCTAGCTGACCAATACCCTGAATATGGTGAGTTTTTTAAACGTTATAGAGAAAATGGTGGTTACGTCATTATGGATAATTCACTTCATGAATTAGGTGAAGCATATGATCATGATAGATTAATGTATTGGGTTAATGAAATTAAACCTAATGAATTTATAGTACCAGATGTTTGGGAAGACGCACATCAAACTATTTATAATGCTATGGAATGGTCAGGTATTGAAATGCCTGAAGAAACAACTAAAGTAGCAGTTGTTCAAGGTAAATCATATAAAGAAGCTAAAGATTGTGTATTAGCTTTCAAACAATCTGGTTATAAAAAAATAGCATTTTCATATGGTGCCAATTATTATAATGACTTAACACTACACCCAAATAAAGATATGGGTAAGGTATTAGGTAGGGTAATGGTAATAAGTCATATGCTTCAAGAAGGAGTATTAACACAAGAAGATAGAGTACATTTACTTGGATGTTCCTTACCTCAAGAATTTGGATGGTATGAAGATATA